GATTGATCAAGGAAGGGGTTTGACATTGGCTTCTTCTTTAGTGTAAAAAGGACCTTGGTAAGGATATCGTTCCAAGGTAATCAACTTAGGGCTTTGTACTATGCTCCAAGTTCTGCGTTGTTTCACTTGATACCAACCAGCGGCAAACCACGAACGTGATTTGTTGTTCTTGGTAAACAAAGGCAATTTATGTTGTACATCCCAGATAGGATTGTACACTCTAGATCCTGATGGATACCCTTGCACTTGGTAACTAGCAGGTTCCTTGCTAGGTTTGTTTCCCACTGCTGGAAACTCAATATCAACTTGTTTACGAATCATGGCCATGGTCTTGAATGGCATGATTTGATTGTTGATCTTTACAGCAAAGCCGTCACCTGTGGCTTCGATATTTCCAATCTTTTTATTGTCCTTGGTTAGGATATAAAACTGATCTTTAACTATGGGTTTGGCTATGATGCTCATCTAGTTTTCCTTTGTAAGTTTCATTGAGCCAGCGAGCGTATTGCTCTGCTGATTCAGATATCTTTGTAAGCTCGTATTTGCCGCAGAATTTCATGAATCGTACACCAACTTGACCAATGTCTTTGTGGCTGATCTGTTCACGTATTGCTCCATCTACTTTGGCTTTGATCTCTTCAGGCTGTGCAGTGAGATCAACCAACACACGGTTACGTTCGTAGTCGTCTTTCACACGATGTTCCACATTGTTGTGGTCTACCCAACGTTGCAACATGAGATTGTTCCACGCGAAGCCTTTGCTTTTACGGTCTTCAAATGCTTCGCGCAGACCCACTTTGTTTTTAGTACCTTTTTCGCGCACACCAGGGTAAGCCGAAAACACATTGTCTGACGTATCACCACGCATACATTTTTCAAACAGCAGCCATTCGGGGTCCGGAATCACTTTGTCTGTCTTGGTCTTTTTGTCTTGCACACGTCGACCCTTGGCATCAAATATACCAGTGACCGTATGAAGCTCCTCGGTGATACCATTATACTGGCTTACATTGGGTGCTAGTAATTGCACAAAATCTGTATCTGATGAAATCACGACGTGATCATCTTGTGGATGCAAGGCAATCCACCGAGCGATCACGTCGTCTGCTTCGGCCTCTGGGTGTCGAATAACACTACAGTTGGTGCTTTCTGCCAAATATTTAGTGAAGCTGTCATAGGTCTCCCAAAACAATTTGTCCTCTTCTTGTTCTGTAGCATTAAGTGCAGCGCGGGCCACAGCGCGATTCTTCTTGTAGGGCTCGTAGAAATCCTTGCGCCAGCTGCGCCCCTCTAGTGCAAAAACCACGTGATCAGCGGAGAATTGTTTGTGTACTTTGTTCACTGAGCTCATCACAATGTGTAATGCATAGCCTAGTTTTTCCCAAGCATCAGCAGCACGGAAAACCGAATGTCGAGCACGGAAAAAAGTATTTGCTGTATCAATCAACAGATAGCGCATGTGGATCCAATATGTTGTTTTCTATACAGTATTGTAACACAAATTCAGCCCAAAAGCAATGGGCATCTTTGCCAAAATGCCAAGAATCAGCATGTACCGGCTCAAATCGATCTCTAAGGATTTGGTTGTAAGTGAATTCCAAATAGGGTGTGATGTAAGATGTGCCCCAATCAAATTGTTCGGTAATACGATCAAATGAGTTATTGCCGTTGAAAAACACATGTGGAATCTTCATAGCATCCAGGTCCTGGTGCAATTGCCAAATTTCTTGATGCCAATGCTGTTGGCATTGATTCCAGTCTACATCGATTATAAACTGCCGGTATTGGTCCGCCAATTTTTTTGGCACCCAATCCAGACCTGAACTTCCCACTTGTAAGTATTCGTCGTTGTATAACCATTCTTCACGCTCCCATGTGCTCCACTGTATAACTGCCACAGCAGATTGCCATGGTTGTAATTTTTGCATCCAGGCACGTGTGGTGCGAATGATACGATAGTTACTAGCAGCTGACTCAGCATCGCAAACTAACTTAGCGCCTAATTTGTTGGCCAGCTGTTGCCCCCAACTCACTTGGAGATTTGCAGGGTGTGGTTGCCGCCCTAGTTCAGGGTAGCCATCGTCCTCGGCAAAGGCTGCTGGTGATACTGCTTCGGCAGCAGCAGTATGGCTGTCGCCATTCACATACAAAATCACGATACTTCAGTACGTCCGTTGCCAACATCAGTGCTACGCACCCACATGCCACTCTTAGCGATGGCTTCTTCTTGTTCCCAGGTCTCCATTACCACATGTCGGCAAACATTTTGGAACCAACGGTCCACAATCTCTGCGTCGGTGTCGTCCTTCTTGATCATGTATCCGGCCTTGACCAAGCGAGCCACAAAGATCTCGTTCCAATCCAATTCAAATGCACCTTGATGCAAGTTGTTTAGATCCACATCCAGACTTACAATGTTCACATAAGGTTCTTTGTTGTCTGTAGCAATCTGTTTGGCAGTTTTGGGGTCTTCCTTGACTTTCTTTTCCTTGGGTACAGGCGGTGCTTGAACCTCGGGCACAATCACAGGTTCAGGTTTTCTTTTAAAGATATCAAACAATCCCATTATGTTCCCCACTCATTCTTAAACAACGGTACTTGAAGTCGATCACTGTAGCGCCAGCCTTCATTCATGGCCAAGATAGCCACGTTCCGGTTGTTCAGTGCATACACACTTTCAACACCACCAATGGGCATCAAGTACACATGACCCTTAAATCCAGCTGCACGATATTCTTTCACTGCACGTTGAGCATCAGCAAAGTCGTCTTTTGTAGAGATTACCAGTTTCAAGTATGTGTGGCCAACATCTTCGTATTGGCACACAATCTCAGGACGTATAGCTTCTGACCACTTCTCTCCGGAGCATGGCAATTTTGCACTCACACTAAATGTCAATGCTTCGCGACCACGAGTCTTATTCCCCAGCGTCCAGTTTAGCAGATACTTTCTAAACTCAGTAGTGAGTTCTTGAGTACCATTTGTTTCAAACGTAATCTCTCGTAATCCTGCCATTTTAGGATCATCCAACAAACTGGGATATGCACGTTGCCACCCTAGCAATGGTTCACCACCTGTGATCACAAGATGTTCATCACGCCATTCTTTAAATGGCAGCATGGTCACAATATCTTCCACAAGTTCAGTATTTTTACGCACAGGACTTAGATCTTTGAATCTTGGATCCCATGACGCATAACTGTCACAGCCTGTGCTTACTAAAGGCAAGTCATTGTATTTGCGGAATTGTACAGGATCAATAAACTCAGCTTCCGTACTCAGTTGCCCACGTGGCATACCAAAGCCTGCACATTTAAAATTGCATCCAAACACACGCAAGAACACACTGGGCACTCCCATGTATCTGCCTTCACCTTGTACACTGTAGAACAGTTCTGCTACTTTAAGTTTACTCATATTTTTCGTGCTTTAACTAACAAATGCCAACCTAGATATTCTTTAATTGCTGCTTGCATTTCTTCAGGCATCACAGCAAACCAAGGCTCCAACTCGTACTCGCCAGCGCGGTACTTAGGTACATTATACATGAAATTATGATCTTGTCTAATCCTTAGGACTTCAAGTTCACGACTATTCAACAACTGATAGATTTCTTCTTTGGTATATGCTTTGGCAAATGGACATTCAGACTGTGCTTCAAATTGATCTAGTCCTTTTTGGATCATGGCATACTTCCAGCTATTCTTGGCGTAGACCAGCATGCGAAATTCTCCGTTAGGTACCAATGCGTCACGAATGTTATTTAAACATGTGCCTATATCTGGGTAGTGATGCAATACACCACAACTGTACACAAGATCAAATTTGCCTAACGAAGCCACAGCTTCTGTGTCAGCACCATCCATCACGTGGAATTCACCAGTGAGTCCAAACAATTCAAATCGTTGCTGGCTCATGGCCACAGATTCTGCTGAAAGATCAATTCCCACATATTCGGCACCATGCCGTGCAAATTCCACAGCATCCGACCCAATGCCCGAACCTATTTCCAGCACACGTTTGCCACGCCACAGATGGAAACTGGCAAAGTCACGCAAGTGAGGTTCTACAAAGAATCTACGTTCTGTAACTTCATTCCAATATTGTTCTGTACCTGGTTCGCTCATACTATGCTTGACATTGCAAGGTTGAGTATTCCAGTATTGTTTAATTTTGTCTACAAGTTCATTGGTCAAGTTCGACGGTGCTCCATTGTTTCATTAGACCTTTGGTGTCTAATTTTATCATTTTTCCCCAGATGTCTATTTTATTTTCCATGCCTAATCTAAAATGTTCAAGATCATATCCTAACGTGATTAGATAATTTCCAATTTTCATAGCATCCTGCTGTCGGCGTTTGCGCCATTCATGATGATTAAAATCTCTTGGGTGATTAGGATTACCTTCTAACATGGGACGATTCTTAAACACATCGTCACCATTCTTACCAGTGAGATCAAATCGTTCATGTTCGATCATTACAGGTATAGTGATTACAATATCCAGCATCCAGCCAATTTGACTGGTCCAAGCATCATTGATCTGATGTGGTGATATGTTTCCTGTAATTTCTACCCATTTTCTTGGCAGGATAGGAAAGATAGCATAAGGATGTTCATGATTGGTTTCTGCTCGCAGCAATGCAAAGCGATCATTGTATTCACGGATGACATCATCCCACCCTCTAGTGGTCATCACCGCATCGTCGTTCCAGAAGAAGATCCACCGGCCAGTACTGTGATTAGCCAACTCATTGAGATACTCATTGAGTCGCAAATAGCCCAGGCGTTTAAACTGCATGGCACTATATGTAACTTTCTTAGCATCAAGATATGGTGCAATCACATCTACAAAATAGTCTATGGTATCGGTGTCGTCGTCATCAAATGCTATAAGCACTTCGATACGTTCAGGACGAGAAGCATTGCCAATCAGTGTGTGTAAGCATTGTTCCATAGGAATAGGTCGGGCTCTAACCGGCAACAATACACTGATATCGATGTCGGGGTTTTGTTCAGGCAAACTCATGTTGATTTGTACGGGTGATTGTGGTTTTTCCAAAATTTCGTTTTCTACCAAAATACATATTTTCCAAGAAACGATCTTCACTCATGCTAGGATCTTCAACTGTGTCAAATTGATAAACAGTGGTGTTCTCTAATTTAGCGTTGTCTTGAATGTACCCTAAGAAATCGTAATCACAAGTCATTTGCATTGGGTAGGTGCCAAGATCTCTGTAATCAATCACGTAATTTCTTTGGAATTGCAACAATTGTTTTTTTACTGCGGAATCAATATTATAGTGCGTATCAAGGAATTTGTCAAGTGATTCAAATACATAGTTGATCATTTTTTCTTTGACCATGTACAGTGTGGTACGGTGCATGAGATTCCATCCAAACACCTCAATGTTGCCAATGCGTGGATGGTCAATACGACCTTTGGTCATCCAGTTGGAAAAATAACTACGTGTCTCAAGAAATTGCAATCGGAACCAAGGATCTTGTTGTACCCATACATACAAGTCTTCGTAAAACTTTGAGTAATCAATGTTTTGATGTTTGGCTAGGTATCTAGCTATGTAAGTTGATAATCCATTGATATGGAATGTTTGTATAAAACTGCTCCATACCAGAGTATCCAGCATGGTCTCTCTGGGTATGGTCTTGGTACTTACTACCACATCAATACTTTCATTGAGATCTACATCACCATAGCTACCACTCATGTAGTCGTACACTGGTACTGATTCTAACTTATACAGTTTCTTCTGCAACAGATTCATTTCTGCATTTTCCAACAATTGACATTGTAGGATATTGATACCACCATGATTACCTGCACGGAAGATCTTCCAAAAAGCTTCTTTCCATGACTCCACTGTTTCGCCGGGCAAGCCAAGAATCAGTTCTGTGTAAACAGGTATATTGTTCTTGTCGCATAATGCAAAGATTTCATCAATTTTGTGTTGGTCAAGATTCCTGCGTTTGATATTCTCTAACACATCGTTATCCATTGACTGTACACTTACGGTAAGTCCTTGCCCAAAGTTAGGTGATTCATCAATCAGTTTCTTCACGATGTCCACAACTTCGTTCTTTTGATTCTTGGCCCAGGTCATTGAAAAACTTTCCAGTTTGCCCCAACGTTTTTGCACTTCAATCAGTTTGTCTACGATCATATTATCGCGCTCCACAAACATACCAAAGTTAGCATCAGTGATGGTAACAAATCCACAGTGTTCTCCAATCCAGTCTAGTTCGTCGTACACTCGTTGAAGTTCAAACTTTTTAACTTTATTGTATGTAAGACTACCCCAGTCGCAGAATGTGCATTGATATGGACATCCACGATTGGTTTCTAGTGTAGCATTCCAAATCACCCCAGGATTCTCTGCCATCACACGGTCAAAAATGCCTGCAAGGTAAGGACTTGGAACCTCGTCCAAATCATTGATGCGTTTAGGATCACCAGTATTGATCAATCCTGTTGGCGAATTGATCAACAGCCCTTGGATATGAGAGTAGTCTGTGCCGTGCTCTTCTAAGATCCTACGAAAGGTAATCTCACCTTCCATCTTGATCACCAAATCCATAAAGGGTTCTTTTTCAAACAGTTCTGGATCCTCAATAGCAGGTTCAGGGCCACCAAACACTATTGTACATTCAGGGTTAAACGTTTTGACTAGCTTTGCCAGTTTGTAGTTGTAGCGGTGGTTCCATACATAGGTTGAGAACGCCACTAGATCGCTGGTGCTGAGTTTTAGTGCCAGTTCTTCAATGGGCTCTCTGCGCCAAATCAATTGGTCTAATTCCCAAGACTCTTTGACTTTTTCGCTGGCCAATGCATAGCTCAGTATAACGCCTGCTGAGTAAGGCAAATAGTAAGCATTGAACTCTTTAGGTCCTTGCTGAAAGTTGGGCTGCACGAAGCTGATTTTCTTTTTGGTCATGTAGTATTTACTCGTCGAGCCGTAGCATCAACTTGATTATTTGTATCGTTAGCTCGCATTTTTTCCCAAGGATCCTGACGGCCTTCCCATGCCTCAATAAAAAAGGTCAAGTCCAACCCTTGATCTTGCATCCATGTGGCCAGTTTAGCAGCATCACTAGTACGCAATTTAACCTCGTCGGGGTGATTTAGATCTCCAGGACGGTCAGGATTACCTTCCATGATCTCACGTTGTTGATATGTAGAGGTCGGGGCGGAACCCGTGCCACTGTACTGTTGAAAACCGTTATAGGCGGCAGTGTTCGCCATGACGGAATCTCCTTTTTCAGGAG